AGCCGGTCGGCGAGAACACCTACGAGGTTTTGTATGAGGATATGCAGACCGGCGACAGGTTTAAACGAAAATACCTATACGACTAATCTTGCTGACCCCCGCCACCGTGCGGGGGTTTTTCTTGGCACACCTCACCCTGACAGCAATCGTCTATGACCGAGCCGCACTCGACGCATTGCGTGTGTCCGTGTACCTCAATAAGGCGCAGGCGTGTGCCGCAGCGTGGACACCAGCCACGCTCGTTCTGGTGGTCGTGGATCATTTGCGGTACTTGCTGACGGCGCGGTTGCCGAACCAGAACGACATGATCGCAGCAAACAGCCCCTGCGTTTCACCGCTCCACAGAAGCTCTACAGCGGCCTTCCAGTCTCCGCCGCTCTCTAATACCTTCACAACGATAACAGCCTCTACGGCGCAAAATAGGCCGAAGAACGCATATGTTATGACAGGACGTACAGAGCCACGCAAAGCATTAACAAACCCTCCCGCATCAATGGATCGGTCATGCTCATAGATACCCTTGCTTTCCTCAATGTCTGCCTCAAAGTCCAGCTCTTTTAGACGCAGCTCTGACTGCGCCTTCATTAGCTCTAGGCGCTGCTTGTGTTCCTGTTGCTGCTTAAAGTAGTTAAGCACCTCCGGCAAAAAGCTGGTGCCAAATCCTAACAGGCTGCCCAATAAACTCATCATTTTGTGTCACCCTTACTATTAACGTAAAGCCCGAACCAAGCCGCGCCAGCGCCGACAATCACCGAGACGAAACCGGCCTGAGCGTTATTCGGCTCCGGCAGCGCCATAAACCAAGTGCAGGTCTTATAGAACACCAGCATATAGCTCAGGATCAGTAGGCGTGGGATTACGCGCCACGCATCAAGCTGCTGAGGTGTCATCCGCCAAAGCCCTAAACCTAGCCGTAATACGCTTGGCACGATTAGGCGTCTGGTCAAACCACCGGCTGTCTTCAGCCTCGGCGGCTACAGTTAGCCACGCTTTCGGATCGTCCATAGCCTCAGCTACCGCAGCCCACATCTTGACGAACTTTGAGCATCTAGGGTAGCCGAGCTGAAAAGTCATATTGCAAAGCGCCAATGCGGCGTCTGGGTAGCGCAAGTCCAGCTCGTTAAAGTCGACACCGACGTTGCTGCATAACCGGCTGCAATCCTCAATCGTGACGGCAATGTCGAGATTAAACCGCTGCCGCACCCGATCCTCAGACACAGGCGTTCCGACCGGCAAACCGTATTCTGGGTCGTATTCCTTTACCAGCGCACCAATGCCAAACGTGGGCAGTCCGAGGCTGCACAAATAGATAATATGTTCACCATCACTATTCTTTTTGACGCCCTCTTCGGCGGCGATTTCTTCTCTCAATGTGTCTCTGTTCATCGCCTCATCTCCAGAACGTGATCGACCGTTTTATCCCAGCTATCAGTTTCCGCAGCTTCAGTGAAGCGCGACGCTGGCAGCCGCATACTATATTGCCGTACTGACGTAACCGGCAGGAACAGGCACCTTCTTGCATCGGGGGAAACAAGGCAGAGAACATCGTAGTCATCTTTCGTAGGTAAGTGTTTTGTTTTACAGCCGTGACCCAAGTTGAAATGGTGACGCGGAGATCGACCATCTTGATTACCCAAAAGACTAGCAGCCTTTGCCTGAATACGAAGAAACTCTTGCCCATTCCAAGCCACCATATCTACACGATCTTGTTGAGCCATCGAGACGCGCCACCCCTGTGCAAGGATAGCGGCTGCTGCGATATATTCGCCAATCAGACCAGTTGTTGTTTCGCTCAATTTTTAGACGCCAGCCATACAATCCAAAAAAATATGCCAAAAGATACAACACCAAGTGCGCATATCGCAATAGCCTCTATGACTTTCTGGCGCGCCTCTTGCTGCTTGTAAATCATCTCTTGGCGCTCTTTACGGATACGGCCTTCTAGCTGGATCAGGTCAGCCCAAGCCTGCGGGCCGTAAGTCATTTGCAGGTACTGTTTAAGCTCGGCTCGCTGGCTCTCCAACTTCTTCTTGGCGGCATAAACTTGCAGCGCCTCACTCTGGACTGCGTCTGCGCCTTTTAGCTTTTTGAACAGCGGCGGGTTCTTGGCCTGCTTCTCGGCTTGGTCGATGTCGCTGGCGGCTTTCATCCAGCGAGACACGTCGCCTATGCAGCTCTCCAGCTCTCGGCCTGCCGAAATCATTTGCTTAATTGTGTTAAATGCGGCTGTAGCCCCGCTGACGGCTGCGCCTATGGTAATTGGGTCCAACCTACTGCTCCTTGGCCACAGGCAAACACACGGCTCTGACGGTCGATGTGCCATTACCGGCCTGCGCCGGGATGCTGTCTTGAGCCGCCAGCTCTTTAGACAGAGTAACACATTGCCCAAAACTTTTGAACGTGTGACTGTCATCCCACTTGGCCGCGCCAAGGTATACGATTAAAACAAATTCCATCATGTGCTGCTGGGGCGTAACAAGTCGCTGTTGTAGCAACGCGCTCGCCAGTCGAGTATGTCGCCGCGCAAGACTGCTTGCTCGTAAATCTGAATGGTTGCTTGTGTGTCTGGGCATTTGTCGACAACGCCAGCATCCACTTGCGGCTGTCCATTGGGCAGGATAACCACCACAACGAACAGCAGCAGCGGGTTCATTTTATCTCACGACCAGTCAGCTTCTTGACTGTCTCAGTTTCCCAGATACGAAGAAGCCACCAACCCAACGCCACGAGCGCGGTAATCTCAGGCAACGCCTCAAAGAACGCGCCTATCGTAATACCGCCGAAAGCTAGGTCAGCCGTTGTCTTGGTTTCTTCGGTCATAGGTCACCTATGCGTAAGGGCTGTCACCACAAGCTGTAGGCCAAGCAGCCTTTAACTCAGCAATAGTTGTTGCGCTGTTACCGGCAGTCGGTGCGTCACGCAAGATTTGCTTTGTTGCTACGATTGCTGTGGTGTCTGCGCTTGTTTCCAGTGCCTTCATATAGTCTGTGTCCAATGCCTCAAGCAAAGGCTTGCGGGCTTCACGGATTTTGTCAGCAAAGATTTCCTTTGCCTTGGTCAAGTCCTCGCTAATCACGTTGCCTGACAATACCCAAGCACCGCGAAAGTCACGGTTAGCCGGAACGGTTGCAGTTGAAGCGTCAATCTGATTACCGTCCTTATCTACGATGTAAGTTGTAACAGCCATTATAATCTCCTAAGCGGCTAAGTTTAGTTCATCAGATATGCGCCAAGAATTGCGCCATTCTCTAGTCTGCGGTAATTGTTCCTTGCGGCATATTACCATCTTCGGCTTGTTGCCGGTATCCCAATTCTGCCAGACGCTTTGTGGGCAGTCCTTTTGAATTAGGTATTCGATTGCTTCTTCTTCAGTCATCGCTGGCATTGGTTCAGTCTCATGCAGCAAGTAACCTCTGGTGTGCTTCTTGAAGTCAGGCTGCGCTTCGTCCTTTGCCAGTTCCCAGTAGACCCACACAGGTGGTAGGATACCGCCCTGCAATGCACACGCCATCCAATTAGGGTCAGGCACAAGTATCTTAGCGCACTCATCAACGCTGTCCTCATAGACCACCCGATAGTCTGACTGCACACCCTCTAGGTTTTCTTTCGCCCAGCATAGGCGGTCAAACAGGTGAGTGCCTTTGAACTCTGGTGTCTGCATTAGGCGAGGTCTCCGTGGATTGTTGCAGAGTTACTTGCGTAGTCCGTCCAAGTGTATCCAGAACCAGCATCATCTGCTGTATAATAGTTAAAACCAGATGTTGACGCACTGTCATAAGTCCATTGTGCATTAACGCCACTGTTATCAGAAACAGTTGCACAAATACTGTAATCTGCGGCAGAAAAAGAGTTGGTATAAACTTGACTATAATTTCCGGTAGAATTGTCTGTAACACTAGACGTATTTAAACTGTTTCTAACAGCTAGTGTTCCTGTACCATCAAAATTCACCCAAGACTTCGCACTACCCTCGACAACATAGTTCGTGGCGATTGATCCTGCGGTGCTGTGTTCCAGCGTATCTGCTACAATTTTTCCAGCCATTATGCGAGGTCCCCGTGAATTGTGGCATATGAATTTGCTATATCCCCTGCCGTACCGCTA